GAACAGGAACGTATTGATGCGGAAAAATCTCGAGAGGCTATTGATATTGCTCTACAGATTGCAAGCAAGCATCAAGGAAATGAAGGAATGGAAATAGATATTATCGAATGAGGAATATGAAATGGCGAAATTGACTGAAAGAGAACGAAAAAAGCTTCCTAAATCAGCGTTTGCTATGCCTAAAGAGCGCAAGTATCCTATGCCTGATGCTGCACATGCAAAAAATGCTAAAGCCCGGGCTTCAGAAATGGAACACAAAGGTAAGATTTCTTCATCTATGAAAGCTAAGATTGATGCAAAGGCAAATAGAGTTTTAGAAAACAGTAAAAGAAAGATGCGCTCAACTAAACCAAAGTGATTCAGTTCGGCTTAAAGCCTGCGATAGCTGGGGTTTCTTTAGTGGTATTAGTTGTTCTTTTTACTGTTTATTTGTTTATTTATTTAGACTAAAGGAGAGACAGCCATGCCAAGAAAGTCAGAAAATGTATTAGACCCCAGGCTATTTGCACATATTGTGTCTCGGTTCAACAAAGTTTCAGTACCCTATGTTATGCCCCACATGCAAGGAGGGCCCACGCATGGAGGGGCGCCTGTCCCACCGCCTCCTGCTTCAGACCCTTTACCTATTCCGCCGACTATTCTTCCCGCTGAGATTGCTCAAAGCCCTCATGCTGCTGAAATTCCGGAAAATCTCGGAGCTTATGAAGCTCCTGAGGTTCTTAATATACATGTTGTGCCTGAAGAAATAGCAGAGCGTAGAGGCGTTATTTTAGAATCCAATGCACAAGGTGGCATGAGTGAAATATACGTCACTCAATCTCCTGTAGCGCCTTCTCCGGTTGAGATAAAGCAAGCTGAAGAATTGGCTGCTCTAAATAAAGCTTCTGAAGAATTAATGGCAGATAGGCCCATTTCTCTTTCTCCATCTACTTCTGAGCGAGTAGAGGCAGTTTATGGAAGATTGCTAAATGCATGTCCTTCTATATCAGCGATGATTGCTGAATCCATTCCTGTTCCAAGCTTGTCGCCTAAAGCATGCTCGCTGCCAGATTCACCTCCCGCGGGCCCGGCTCCTTCGCGCACTTCATCGCCCGAGCCAAGCCCCTTTGTGGTAGTGGATTTGTCTAGGTAAGTGCAGATAGCTTACTAGCCATTATACAAAATGAGTACTAATGTCTATATTAGAGGATATCTATTGTTGGAGGAAAATATGAAAAATTTATTTAAAAGTTGTGTTTTGGCTTTAATGCTATTTAGTTCGCAAACCATTGGATGTCCTGAGTGTAGCAATATAGCGCACTATGTTGGGATTGAATATGACAGTTCTTTCTCTATAAAAAATCATGGTTCAGTATTTGGAAATGGTCGCCATTCGCCTTTCTATCATGGGGGTATTAGTGTCGCGGGAATACGGTTTAAAAACTTTGGAATTGAAGCCGGGTACCACGTGTCAGACAAAAAGGTTCGGACACTATATAATCTAGCCTCAGTTATATCCCCATCAACGGGCCAACCTGGAACGCTACACGCATCTCTTAAAAATCGATTCCAAGGCTATCATTTTGACGTTCTAGGTTACTTTCCAATTCTAGAAGATTTCGACCTTATTGGCTCCATCGGCTATGGCAGGTTATGTCCTAAGTTCAGGATGCAGTACACAGTTATTTGTGGTGAGCCCAAAATCATCGATGTCATGAATGATGACATCCGAAATCGATTTCGTCCTGTGTTTAGATTCGGCACTGGAATCGAGTGGAAAGTAGCTGAAACCTTATCATTTCGTGGAATGGTTCGGTTTAAAAGATTAAGTCATAAACACCATAATGAAATCACATCTTTAGCTTTGCATGGATCTACGCATTCTCGAAGTATGGCTTCTGCATCGATTGGGGCTCTGATTAAGTTTTAATGGCGTTTCCCTTTTATAGTCCATGGATGGACTTAATAATAATAAATTCCCTCACCGCTATATTTTATGGATATGTCGGTGGGGGATTACAAGGTCGCAAGCGTTCACGAATATACCGCCTGGCAGAGTTTTCCTAGATTCATCAATCGGAATGCGCTCTTTTGTCCTTATATCAAATACCTTACTTTATGGCTGATTCCAAAACTGTGAATAATGTGAATATTGGCAATCTTGAGCATATTGTGCATAGATACCACCAAAAGGACCAAGTGGATTTGAAGGGTCAAATGCTCCAGTTTGCATCATATAAAAACGTGTTTTAATCTCTTGAAAATCATCAAAAGCTTCTCTATGAATTCCGCAATCTAATTTCATATCACCTATAAGCTTAATCCCATTTTCAATATCGCCCATATCCATATTAAAGACGTTTGATCTAAATTTATCGATATCATCAAATATTCTTTCCTTAACAATATCGGTGTAAGACCTTATCCTTAAAGGCCTTATCCTAAACCTCATAAGATTAAGCTTATCCATTATCCAATTAATCATCTGAATAGACCTCTAAATCCTAACTACTATGAATAGACTCAGAGAAGTTCGATTAAAGATTCCAGTCTTTCAAGCCTTACGTCTATTGCCTTCTCAAACTGTTCCATTCGCTTTTCAAATGATCTTTCCTGTTCTGCACGCATTACATCTAATGTTTTTTCTACGCTTTCAATAAAAGCTTGTAGGATATAAGTCCCGGCTTTTGCCTGCTCCAGACTTATCCCGCATGCGCGTAATTCATCATATCGCCTCATAACTTCGAAAGCATCCATCAATATCTCCTACTATGAAAAAAACTTTGGAAAAACAGCTGAAACCATATATGCAACGATGGGGGTTGCAATAAGCGTCAGAAGTCCAATTAGAATGTTAAATCTTAGATATAGCCCTTTAAATTCAGACTTAAAGTCGGCTCTTAATATAGAATCAGACGCATTAAGTTTAATATCAAAAGATTTTTCTAGAGCATCAATCTTTAATGCAAGAATATTTACGTCTTCTTTTGTTGCCATTTTGTCAGAAACAGAAGATATCATTTTCTCTAAAGTACCTATTCCGGCCATAGCTTGTTCGTCGGATACACCCGATGCGCATAAGTCCTTATATAGTTTAATCATGTCAGTAGCAGCGGCCATAATATATCCTCCTAAGGTTATTAACTTATATACCGACGATTATACCACGATTTTGCTGTAGGTCGTTTAACTCAAAATAAGTGAGTTCTTGTTCTTGCTTTTTTTAAAAACCGTATATACACTCAAAGAAAGGACAGGCCTTAACCTGGTAAACACCCAGCCAATGGGGGATAAATGGCCGCATGAACTCAGCGAGAAGAGGTGAACACCGTCACGGGGCAAACGTGGGAAGACAAAAGTATGGAAGAAGGAACTGTTACTGAAAGCTTAGAGGTCCCGGTTGAAGTTGCATCTGAAAAGATGCTGCCAGAATCCAGGGTTAATGAGCTTATTAGGAAAGCTAAATTTGCAACTGAGCAGAAAGTAAGGCAGGAAATGGCAGATATGCAAGCTCAAGCTATGGGAGGAATGAGTCCTGTAGCAGGCGGAGAATCACAGATACCATTATCTGGGCAGCAAGGTCAAATGCCAGGAGGCATGGACCCTGAACAGATAAAGAATGAGGTGATGAATCAATTACGCCAAGAGCAGGAACAGGCATATCAAGCTCAAATGGATGCTGAGCACAAATCTGCTATGGAGCAGGTTGCCCAAAACTACTTTTTAAAGGTAGGGAGAGGCCCTGAAATTTTTGATGACTTCAATGAGGTTATGAAGGATTTCAATCCTGCGAACTTTGCAAACACTGTATTCCTTGCGTCTGAGGTGGACAACACTCCTGAGGTAATGTACGAGCTTCGAAAGAACCCGCACAAACTTGCCCAGATAGATATGATGGCAAAAACCGATCCGAATATGGCTCGGGAAATGATGCAAGCATTATCTAAATCCATCGAAGAAAACAAGCAGGCAATGCAACTTAATCCTGAGGTTAAACAACCACTCTCCAGACTAAAATCTTCAACAGTCGGCGCAGATACTGGCGTTAAGACTCTTCGGGATTTAAAGTCGTCACCACTCTTACGAGGGTAGTTTAGTCAAAGAGTAATGCCTTTCTGCGTATAGGAATTTTTTCTAACGTATGAGGTTTTTACCGATGCCTGCAAATAACAACATTTTGCAACAAGTCCAAACGTATCAAATGTCTGGCTTAGCTTACCTGCAAAACTTAAACTGCTTTGTGCATGAAGCAAATACAAAATTTAAGAATTTTGAAAACTTAATTGCAAACTTGGGAGACACAGTTACATTTGACTTGCCCCCTCGTTTTACAACAACCAACACATTAGTCGCTGCATTCCAATCTGCAGACCAACGTGTACAAAGTTTAACTGTTGACCAAGCTGCGAATACAGCTTATAGCTTTACCGCCCAACAGTTCATCTTTAATGTTGAAGACTATATGACAAGATTTGGTAAGTCAGCCATTGAAGAATTGGGCGCTAAGATTGAAGCGAACGTTGCTCAAAACTGCGTTACCCATACCTACAGATTCTATGGAAATGGCTTAACCGCTATTAACTCTTACCAGCAATTAGCACAAGCACTTGCTCAATTGCGAAACTACGGTTCTGCAAAGGGTATGGCTAAAGGATTCTTGCAAGATACTGCAATTCCTAACATCATAAACTCAGGTTTGGCTCAATTTGCTGAAAAGCGAAATGATATCACTGCTAACAGTTGGGAATTAGGAAACTTTAGCAATTGCGAATGGTTTACTTCTAACTTGCTACCTGTTCACATTGCAGGAACAGAGGGTCAAACTCAAACTACATTAACGGTGGTTTCAACAACCCTTGATGCAAATGGTGCAGTAACCGCTATTACCTTTAGTGGAACAAACGCACCAAATGATCCGAACTCTGTTTTGATTTATGACAAGTTTCAATTCCAAGATGGCGTTGCAGGCTTTAACAATCTTAGATACTTAACTTTCGTCGGGCACCAAGTCTCTGCCGTTCCTGTGCAATTCCGCGCAACTGCAACAGCAGCTTCTACTGGCGGTTCTCAAGTTACTGTTCAGATATACCCTGCATTACAGGCCTCTCCTACGAATGATCAGAACTTAAATCAGGCAATCCAACCAGGAATGCAGGTTTTGGCTCTTCCATCTCATAGAGCAGGCATGATTTACTCAGGGGATGCTTTCTATCTTGCGATGCCTAGACTTCCAGAAGAAGTTCCGTTCCCAACCAGTTCTGATCATGATCCTGATACCGGCGTAAGTATTCGTCAGTACTACGGCTCGTTATTCGGTCAAAACCAAAGAGGGATGGTACACGACTGTATATGGGGATCTACCTTGGTAGATGAATATGCAATGTCTGTGATATTCCCGCTGTAATTTAACGGGTACAAA